TTTAGCTAGAATGGCAAGACTTTTAGACGAACAAAATGTACCTGAAGAAGGTAGATGGTTTGTTGCAAGTCCTGATTTCTACGAAGTTCTGGGTCAAGCATCTTCTAAATTGTTGTCTGTAGACTTCAACGCAGGTCAAGGCTCAATTAGAAATGGCTTAGTATCAAGCGGTAAATTGCGTGGATTTGATATGTACAAGTCTAATAACATTGCAAGCACATCTAATGCTGCTGGTAAATGTATGGCTGGTCACATCTCAGCTGTTGCAACTGCAAATACAATTCTTTCAACTGAAGTGTTGAGAGACCCATCATCTTTTGGTGATATTGTTAGAGGACTTCATGTATACGGTGCGAAAGTACTAAGAAGTGAAGCTCTTGTAGGTGCATTCTACGGAATTGACTAAGACTAACTAGGGAGGCTCTTCGGAGCCTTCCATTTTTTTATAAATTTAAGGAGAAATAAAATGATGAAAAAAGGCGATTATAAAAATGATATGGGAAATAAAGCTGCTAAACGTGAAAAAATGATGGGTGGCGGAATGATGATGAGAAAAGAAATGGGTCACGGTGGCATGATGAGAAAAGAAATGGGTCACGGTGGACGTATGAAATATAATAAAGGTGGTTCAGCACAACCTATGTATGCTCATGGTGAATGTCCAAAAGCTTCAGCTAATTAAAAATGAAAGTATCAGCACCTAAAGGTTATCACTGGATGAAGTCCGGTAAATCTTACAAGCTTATGAAACATACTGGTAAATTTGTTCCACATAAAGGAGCAAGTTTAAAAGCAAACTTTGAAATACAAAAAAGACATAAAAAATAATGGCAACAACATATTTAGCTTTAAGCAATGAAATATTAAGAGAACTTAATGAGGTTGTTTTAACTTCAGCTTCATTTCCTTCTGCTACAGGCATTCAAGGTTTTGTAAAAGACGCACTAAATAAAGCGTTATTTGATGTCGCAAACGAAGAACCTCAATTACCTTTTTTTGCTGCTGCAGTTAGTGGAGGTACAGACCCTTTTTATGGGAATGTAACAGTAGCAACAGTAGCAGGAACAAGATGGTATACATTAAAATCTGATAGTTCAAGTATAACTACAGACTATTCATCAGTAGATTGGGATGATTTTTATTTAACAACAATAAATGTAAGCGGAGAATCTTCTCCTTATGTTTCTAAAGGTTTAAGATTTTTAACTTTAGCTGACTGGAAAAGATATAATAGAGATAGTGAAAATTCAGACGATGCTGAAGGTTCAGATGCTTCACATGGAGAACCTGCTTATGTTATTAAAAGTCCAGACCATAGAAAGTTTGGCTTGAGTCCAATACCAGATAAAGTTTATAATGTGCATTTTTATGCTTTTACTAAACCAACAGCTTTATCAGCACACGATGATACTATTCCTATGCCAGAGCAATACAGCAATGTATTAACTGCTAGAGCTAGATATTATGTACATCAATTTAAAAATAATTTACAACAAGCTGCTTTTGCTTTAGAAGAATATAAAAAAAATATAAGACACATGAAATCTAATTTAATAAATCCACAACCTAAAGACATGACAGACGACAGGAGATATTTCTAGTGTCAGTTGCTCAGCCTTTTGGTGTTCCAATGGAAGGGGGACTTAATAAGTCTACTAACTCATTAGCACTATTAAGAACTCCGGGTTTAGCAACAAAGCTAAGAAACTTTGAAGTATCTATAGAAGGCGGTTATAGAAGAATTAATGGTTATAGTCTTTTTGGTGGTGCAAGTGCTGCAAGACCAAATACTTCAAATGATATAGAAGGCTTATCAGTATATGCAGACGGAGCAGTTGCAGTAGCTGGTGATGATATATATTTTAGTAAAGATGGTACAAGTTGGTTACAAATAAATAAAGCTAGTGTATCTGCAAGTGGAGATAATTATTCTACATTTACTGGTAGAAGTGAACTATCTTTAACGAGTTTAGACCAATGTGAGTTTGCTTTATATGAAGGTACTTCAGATTATGGTGAATTAGTTATAACAGATAAGAGTGGTAACAATAAACCATTTTTATTTAAAATGACAGGAACAGGAGATGCCTTATCTTCTAGAACTTACTTTGTTAGTCAAATAACTATTAGTGGTTCAACAACAGCTAAGTTTTGTACTATACACGATAAACACTTAGTAGTAGCTGGAGACCCTAGTACACCTAACACTATTTATTATAGTGCAACAAATGACATAGATAGTTTTAGTGGTACCGGTTCAGGTAGTGTAACTTTAGAAGATAAAGTTGTAGGTTTAAAAAGTTTCCGTAATGAGTTATTTATTTTTTGTCAAAACTCAATATTTAAACTTATAAATATAAACAATTCAAGCACTGTAGCTGTAGTTCCAGTTACAAAAAACGTAGGTTGTATAGATGGACAAACAATTCAAGAAATAGCTGGTGACTTAATATTTTTAGCACCAGATGGTTTTAGAACAGTAGCAGGTACAGCAAGAATTGGCGACGTTGAGTTAGGAACTATTAGCCAAGCAATACAACCTATTATAAATGATATAGTAGCTGCAAAAAATACATTACAATTTAGTAGTGTAGTAATTAGAGACAAATCACA